TCGGAGTCGGGTCTCATCGTCCATCGCCGGTCTCCTTCGCTGAAATGGGAGGCGAGGCCGAAGCCCCGCCAGTGAGTCAGGCGGCGAGGTGAATGCCGCGACGGATCATCCGGTTGAAGGCAAGCGAGGAAACAAACGGGATCTTCGCCGCGTGCGCCGCTTTCAGCGCCTCGTCGTCAGCCCGGTCCAGAATGGCGCACAGCCGATCGTAAATCGGGCCGCTCGGGTCCATCGTCTTGATCCCGGAGAAGGCGGCGCGGAGGGCTGTAATGTCGTTGGTCATGTCGTGTGTTCCTGTCCGTCTGTGTTGATGACAGGGATATACGCAAAGGCGCGAAGTTCGTCAATAGGATTGTTGGGGGTGAGGTGATTTAATTTTCGGAGGCATGGCCCCGCCGCGCCGGCGAATGTGAGCCGGCCAAAATAGGCAAAAGCGGCGATTGCCTACGACCTCCGCGTGTGCTAGCGCGGTGCAGGTCTCCAGAGGCGGGAATCCATGCCTGACACGATCACACGCGCCAAAGGGAAGCGTGGCTGATGTGGCCGAGTCCGTCTCCGGATGGATGCGCGCGAACCTCGGCCTCGCCGTCACGCTCATGGCTCTCATCGGCACGATCGCCGGCGGTATCGTCGCGGCGACAGCGTGGCTCGCCAGCGTTCACCACCTCGAACGCCGCGTCGATGTGCTGCGCGCCGAGGTGAACACCATTCGCGCCACGATGGACGACAACCGCCGCATCGTCGCCGATGTGCGGCGCCTGCTCGAGGCCAACGACGCGTCGGCGCGGGAGGGTATCGGCCGGCTGGACGAACGCCTCAAAGCGGCGGAGCGCCCGAAGTGAGGGCGCTCGCGCCGGTGGTCTGGGTTCTGTCCATCGCCGGCACGTGGCTGCTCGTCTGGTACGCCGTCGTGCTGTTGGGACGCGCGCTGTGACCCTCCTGCTCATCATCCTGCTGATTATCATCCTTTTTGGCGGCGGCGGAGGTTATTACGCATACGGACGATACGGCGGGCCCGGCGTCAGCGTCGTCGTGGTCATACTCGTGGTGCTTCTTGTCGTTTTGTTGGTGGGACGACCGTGGTGAGCGGGATCGTCGTTGAAGGAGCGCGATGATGGCCGCGCGGTTCAATCAGAAACATGACGCCCTGACGAGGGAAAAAATCCAGACAAGTCAGCTTGTTAACAGGTTGAACAAGTTTGCTTTAGACGAGGAGAATCGCGTGCTGATGACAAGCGATCAGGTGCGCGCCGCTCTCGGCCTGTTGAAAAAGACCATACCTGATCTGGCTGTTACCTCGCACACCGGACCCGATGGCGGGCCGGTCATGATCATAACCGGTGTCGACCGTGGCGACCGCGAGAATACCTAAACTTAAACTTGGATACGAGGCACGACCTCAGTTCAAGGCGTTCCACGCGCGTAAGCAACGCTGGGCCTGCATCGTCGCGCACCGTCGCGCCGGCAAAACGGTGTCGTGCATCATGGACCTGATCGACGCGGCGTTGCGCGCCAAAAACCCGGACGCGCGCTTCGCGTATATCTCGCCGACCTACGCGCAGTCGAAAGACAGCGTCTGGCTGTATCTGAAGCGCTTCACCGCCGCCATTCCGGGCGTGGAGCAGCGCGAAAGCGACCTGATGGTGATCTTCGCCAACGGCGCCCGCGTGCGGCTCTACGGCTCGGACAACTACAACCGGCTGCGCGGCATCTTCCTCGACGGCTGCGTGCTCGATGAATACGCCGACATGGCACCGCGCGCGTGGCCCGAGGTGATCCGCCCGGCGCTCGCTGACCGGCACGGCTGGGCGGTGTTCATCGGCACCCCGCGCGGGCGCAACGACTTCTGGCGCGTGCATCGGCACGCCGAGACCGATCCGGAATGGTTCTCGCTGGTGCTGCGTGCCTCCGAGACCAACATCCTGCCGCGCGCCGAGCTGGACGACATGGCGTCGATGCTGACGCCCGAGCAATACGCGCAGGAGTTCCAGTGTTCGTTCGACGCCGCCATCCTCGGCTCATACTTCGGCCGCGAACTCACCGACGCGGAGACGGCCGGACGCATCACCGAGGTGCCTTACGATCCGGTGATTCCCGTCCATACCGCATGGGACCTCGGCATCGGCGACAGCACCGCGATCTGGTTCTTTCAGGTCGTCGGCGCCGAACTGCACGTCATCGACCATTACGAGGCGTCGGGCTTTTCGCTCGGTCATTACGTCGATGTGATGCGGGCCAAGCCGTACCGATATGGCCGCGACTACCTGCCGCACGACGCGATGGCGCGCGAGATGGGCACCGGGCGCAGCATCTTCGAAACGCTCAAGGCGCTGAGCAACCGGCATCCGTTCATCGTGCGTAAGTTGTCACTCATGGACGGCATCAACGCGGCCCGGCTGACGATCGCGCGGTCGTGGTTCGACGCGGTGAACTGCCACGACGGGCTTGAGGCGCTGCGCGCGTATCACGCCGAGTACGACGAGCGGAACAAGGTGTTCTCGGATCGTCCCAAACATGATTGGTCAAGTCATTCCGCGGACGGATTTCGCTACATGGCGCTGGCGTGGCGCGAGATCGCGCCGGAGAGGCCGAAGCCGCCGCCGGTGGACAGTTGGGACGCGGCGTTCGCGCGCGACGAGCGCCCGTTGCGCGACTGGAGGGTGGCGTGATCGTCCGAAAACGATGTCCGCCGGATTCAACCGTCCACAATGGCGAAACGCTATATTCTGGACATGGCAAAAGTGCCTGTCCATATACGGTCGTTTTCGGACACCAGAACGGAGGGCCGGACGATGCCTGATTATGAGGCGATGAGCGGCGCCGAGTTCCAGCGCGCGGTCGGCGACGATCCCGCGAAGTGGACCGAGGCGGCGGCGCAGAACGCCGAGGCGCAAGGCCTCAAGGTTGAGCGCGAGTGGCTGCTGATCTGGTTCACCGACGCCATGGACGCGGCGCGCAAGAATCCCATCAAGGAGGTCGTCGAGCCATGATCCGCGTCCTGACAATGCTGGCCGCGCTGCTGCTGCCCGCCGTGGCGTTGGCGCAGGCGCCCGCCCTCACCTATGCCGACCGTTCGGGCACGATCACGACCGGTGGCGCCGCGCAGGCGCTGATGCCGGCCTGGGCCGGGCGGCATGGCTGCGTGATCCAGAACCAGTCGGCGGGCAGTTTGTGGGTGTCGGAGACGGCGACGGCGATCGCGGGCCCGCCGTCCATCCTCATCCCGGCCGGGCAGCAATATCTGTGCATGGTCCCGGCCAGCGGCCAGGCGTTCTCGATTATCGGCGCGACCACGGCGCAGGCCTTCGCGGCACGCGAGTGGTAGGCCGCCGCGCCCTGTTGCTGGCCGGTGCGGCGCTGCCGGTCTCGGCTTACGCCCAGTGCGTCACCGACAGCCACGCCGTCGACTCGTGCCGCGGCGGGATACGGAACGGCGTCGCCGTCCCGGCGCCGGCGTCGTCGCTCGACTTCATGACGCCCGGCACGCTGCCGCCCGGCGTCACCTTCACCCGCACGAGTGTCGGCACGTATTTCGACAGCGCGGGCACTTTACAGACGGCGACCGCGAACACGCCGCGCTGGGATTACGACCCGGTCACGCTGGCCTTGCGTGGGCTGCTGATCGAGGAGCAGCGGACCAACCTGCTGCTGAACAGCGCGACGCTCGGCACGCAGACCGTCACCGTCACGGCGGTGGCCTACACGCTTTCGTTTTATGGCACCGGCAGCATCACCCTGTCCGGCGTCTCCACGGCGGGTCCGCTGACCGGCACTGGCGCTTTCCCCCGGCGTGTGTCGCTCAATTTCACCCCGACCGCCGGGAGCCTGACGCTGACGGTGACCGGAACTGTGCAAAACGCGCAACTTGAAGCAGGTGGTTTCTGCACATCGTATGTCGCCACCGTCGGGACAGCGGCCACCAGGACGGTCGAGTCCGCGACGATGCCGCTTGGCGGTTGGTTCGATCCCAATGTCGGCACTCTCGCCGCCGACGTATTCCTGCCGCAGGTCCCGACCGCGAACGTGAACATCGAGTTCTTGTTCATCGACTCGGGTTCCCCGACGGATTGCATGGGATTGCGCCAGGCCGGCACGCTCGGTTTCGGGCAGATCACCTATTGGCTCGCCGGCGCCCTCGTGTTCGGGCAGGCTCTGCCCGGGGTGCTGAACGCCACGGCGGTGAACAAGCTGGCGCTCACCTACAGCCGCGGGCCGCCGATCGCGGCCTCGGGCGTGCTGAACGCGGGCGGCGTGATCACCGGCGTACCGACCGGCCTGCCGACCTGCACGCGCATGAATTTCGGCAACGGGCGCAATAATTCGATCAACGGACACATTCGTCGCGTGCGCTACTGGAACACGGCGCTCTCCGGCGCGGCGTTGCAGGTGGTGACGACATGAGCCAGTCGCTTTACCCCGATCCGCCCATGGCGCCCGAGGCCGCCGAGGCGTCGCGTCCGAAAGCCGGGCCGGGCATCGCGTCCGATCGTTACCCGCGAAACCTCGACGACCTGCACGCGCGCATCGTGCAGTGGTTCGAGGACGGTGAGCGGGCGACGCATGAGGGCCGCGCGCTGTCGTTACGCGACCGCGACTACGTCTGCGGATTCCAGTGGTCCCGCGCCGAACTCGACGCGCTCAAGGCGCGCGGCCAGCCGGACGTGACGATCAATTATTGCTCGCGCAAGGTTGAACTGATGTGCGGCTTGGAGCGCAAGTCGCGCACCGATCCGAAGGCATACGCCCGCAATCCCGCGGACGAGGACAAGGCCGACGCCGCGACGCAGGGGCTGCGCTACATCGCAGACGACAACAATTTCCCGCTCGTCAGAAGCGACGTTTACGAGAACCTGCTGGTCGAGGGCGTTGGCGGCGCCGAGTTGGGGTTGGAGGACGACGGCAAAGGCGGCGCCAACATCACCATCACGCAGGTGCCTTACGACCGGTTGTTCTGGGACCCGCACAGCAGGCGACTGGACTTTAGCGACGCGCGCTACAAGGGCATCGTCATCTGGATGGACCGCGACCAGGCCTATGAGATGTGGCCGGACGCGGAGGACCTGATCAGCGACACGTTCGCGACGCAGACGGGATCGTACGGCGACCGGCCGAACGAAGTGCTGTGGTGTGACAGCAAGCGCGAACGGGTGCGGATCGTGCAATGCCACTGGCAGGAACGCGACGAGTGGTGGGTGGCCACGCTGACCCGCGTCGGCTTCCTCGCCGAGCCGATGAAATCGCCGTGGCTCGACCATAAGGCCCGCTCCACGTCCGGCCTGATCTTGGCGTCCGCGCACGTCGATCGCGAGAACAACCGTTACGGCATGGTACGCGACCTCATCTCCGAGCAGGACGAGATCAACAAGCGGCGATCCAAGGCGTTGCATTTGTTGAGCGTTAAGCAAGTGGTGATGGAGGACGGCGCGGTCGCCGACATCGACAAGGCGCGGCGCGAGGTGGCGCGGCCCGACGGGCTGATCGTGATCAACCCCGGCCTGAAGTTCGAACTGACGGATGGCGCTGACCTCGCCGAGGGCCAGTTCAAGCTGCTGCAACACGCCACCGCCGAGATGCAGGCGTCGGGGCCGAACGCGTCGATGTCGGGCACCGATCCGCGCGAACTCTCGGGCCGCGCGATCCTCGCGCAGCAGGCCGGCGGCGCGGCGGCGCATGAGCCGATCGCGGATACGGTGCGGATGTGGGCGCGCTCGGTCTGGGAAGTGGCGTGGATGGCGGCGCGGCAATACTGGGGCGCCGGCCGCTGGGTGCGGGTGACCGACGACCTCGGCGCCACGAAATGGGTTGGCATCAATCAGCCGGTTCGTCTGATGGACGAACTCGCGGCGATGCCCGAGCAGCAGCGCGCCATGGCGATGCAGCGGATGCAACTGATGCCGGGCGACCCGCGCCTCCAGCAGGTGATACGTATCGACAACGACATCACCGACATGGACATCGACGTGACGATCGAGGAAGGCATCGACGTGCCCTCGATCCAGGCCGAGCAGTTCCAGGTGCTGATCCAGCTGGCGGGCACGCAGCCGGGCCTCATCCCGCCGGAGATCCTGATCGCGGCGAGCAATCTGCGGAACAAGGACCAGTTGCTGGAGATGCTGAAGCAGCATCAGCAGGCGGCGGCGCAGCAGCAGCAGGTCGTCCAGAAGATGGCTCAGGACAAGGCGCAGGCGGACATCACCGCGACGCAGGGGAAGGCGGCCGCCGACTTCGCGCTGGCCAAGGAGCGGCAGCACGCGACGGTGCATCACATCGCCGAGACGCACGGCATGTTCCAGGACCTGTCCGCGCCGCCCGACCCGCCGTCCGATCCGGGCACCGTGGTGCCGCCGGAGGTGCAGGCGGCGATGGACGGGGCGAACCTGCGCGGGCTGCACGCCAAGGCGGCGGTGGACGAGGCGCGGGCCAACGATCTGCGGCACAGCGCGGTGCAGCGCATCAACGACATGATGATCGCCCGGCACAACGCGCTGGCGCCGCCGGAGCAGGCGGGGACACCATGAGCGTGAGCGCGCCAGGTAGCGAGGCCTTCGGGGTCGCGGACGGTTTACTGACAAGACTTTATCTGTGCGAAGAAGAGCGATGGCCGTTCGCGGTCAATCTTCGGTCATTGGACGGCGTCATCCCATTGGGCATGTCCTGGGAGACTTATTCAGGTGACGCCAACGAAATCAGCGTCATCCGGAACAGAGGCCGTCCCGCCGTATGGCCGCTGGACATAGCCATCGCCTTTTGGCTGGAAGATAAACCATCCGATTTAACCATCGTTCACAGGCTTAGAACAATCACGACAAAGGATGCTCGAGCGAAAGGCGCGACGCGTTTTTCGCCGACCATGGTCATGCACTCAAAGGTTGATCTGTTTGACTCCGGTAAGGCCAAGACTGGCGAGGTCCCGTTCGCGTTCATCAACGGCGTGTGGGTCCCGGCCGTGACGTGGCTACCGAACAACCTGGGGCACGACAGGCAAGTTCACACGTTGGCCGGTCTCGCGTTAACCATGCGTTATGAATGGTCGGTCTGGCTGGGGCATGGATCAGGTCCTCGCGTCAGATTCTTGAGCGATCCCGCTGGCGCGCGTGCGGCGTTCGCGCTCCGGGATGTGCCTCCCGGTCGCCAGAGACGCGCCGCGCTTCGCAATTGGGTCGAGGGTCATTGGCGAAAGAAACGGCGCGATCCGGAAGATCACGCGTGGGTAACGAAGCACCTTCGCGGTGCGACAGAGTTCGAATGGAACGACCTCCGTTGTAAAATTCAACCACCGGACTTTGTCGAGGCTGATCAATGAGCGGACAACTCGACGCGTTCCTCAAATCCGGCAACCCGGAGGACGGAGCGTCGCCCGCGCCGGAGCCGGAGGCGCCACGCCCGGCGCCCGAGGCCGCGCCAACCAAGGACGCGCCACCGGCCAAGGACACCGCGCCGGCGCCCGCCAAGGCCGCGCCAACGCCGGAGCCGGACGACGACGCCGAGCCGGGCGAGCCCGCGCCGCACGAGCCGATCGTCCCGCGCACCGCTTACGAAAAGGAGCGTCAGCGGCGGCAGAACTGGGTCGAGCGGGCCGGCCGCGCCGAGGCGGAGCGGGACGCGCTCGCGAGGCAGCTCGAGGAGGCGAAGAAGGGGCCGCCACCCGCGCCGCCCCCACCGCCGA